AAAATCTCCACTTCTTTGAATCTGATTTAATATTTCATCATTTGCATCTGCTATTTTTCCTTCATAAGCAAGTGCTCTAGCTCTACTTAAATTAAATTGCCCTCCTACAAAAGTTGCTGCCGTTAATTCTTCTTCAATACTACTTTCAAAATTTAAAAGTTTTTCTGAAGTTTCTGCCATATCTTTTAGAGTAGTTCCCAGCATTTTAGCTTTTGCTGCTTGAGCAACAAATAATTGAACATTACCCTTCATGTGACTAGATAATACTTCGGAACTCTTTGCCATGTCCTGAAATAATTCTTTGGCAGATATACCAGCTTCGGATGCAAGTGATGCAGCTGTTATGGTTGCATTAGCTGCTGTTTCTTCACTTAATCCTCCAATTTGTTCAAACATGGATGATACTTTTGCGCTATCTCCAGCCGCAATACCCATTCTTGTGTTTAGTATAGAAAGTGCTTTAACAGTTTTTTCAGTGAAGGTAAACATATCACTTTGTGCATTCGCCATTTCGTTCATTACATCATAGGCATCTTTTGCAGTAACACCCAATCCCCTATAAGCAAGTACAACATGGTGAGCAGTTGCATCTATCTCTTTAGTCATTTTAGCAGTAAAACCAGTAGTTTTTCTGTAATCTTCTGCTGCCGCATCCAACTCCATAAATGCGTGCAAACCTGCTCCTAAAGCTGCCACTCCCAATGTCAATAAACCAAATGCCAAACCAGCTTTCATAACAGCTTTACCCAAACTAACAGCATTAGTTACTGCGTTTCTTAAACCTTCTGGTAGGTGGTGTGCTTCATGTGCAATTTGATGCTGTAATTCATGTATTCTTTCATGTTTTTTAACTACTTTTGCCTGAATCTTTTCGAGAATAATCATACTTTGTATCTCATCCTCACTTGCACCCTTCATCTTTTTTCTAACAGATTCCTCAATAGCAGCATCACCTGTTTTTTTATGCTGATGTACTACAGTTTTAGCTAAACTATCTCTTGTACTTTCCTGTAGGTCAATTATTTTTTGTAAAGTTTCCCTTTCAGTATCAGTTGCATTTACTTGCTTTTCTTTATTTGCTACAATTTGTGATGTTATACTTGAAAATGCAGTTATTTCGTTAGTATGACCCTTTAATGCTTTTTTTACATCTTTATTTAATTTATCAAAAACATTCCAAGTATCTGTTATTTCTTTTGCCTTTTCTTCAGCATATTTTGCTTGCTTTGCCGCATCACTGTCAAGCTTAATTTGTTTTTGTTTAAGCTTAATTATTTCCGTCTCAGAATCGATACGTTCTTGAAGTTTTTTAGCATTTTTTTCATTAGACACAGCCTGCCTTTTCAAAAGCTCATCAATTCTCTTTTGAGCATTTTCAATTTCACGTAGATTGTCTAATTCTTTTTCTTTATCTTCAGCCATTTATACTTATAAATTATTTTAAATCAGCCGGTACTAATCCCTTTTGTACCATTATTTTCCAATGGTCAGGTCTATTTTTTTTAATTCTTAGTAAAATTGGAATTTGGCTATCAATTAAATCTTTGATATCATTATCAATTTGTTTTAATTCAGGATCCTTATCAATTACTTGTTGTAATGTTTGCGGTTTCTTTTTACCAAACCAACCCCAAAACTCATTTAATTTAGATTCCGATATTTTATATTTTTTCATAATCAATATAGTTTAACATCTATAAATATCCTATAAATAAAAAAGTTAGGATTATCGTCTAACCCTAACTTTTGATGCTGATTTATTTCCTTTTTCTACCTCATCATTTTCTTTTTTCTTTGCATCAACTAATTTGTTATAATAAAACATTCTTAGTCTGGTTGGCATTTGGTATAATTCCATAACAGTAAACCCATTACCATAATTAACCATATCAAAAATTTGAGTGTGTAAATCTATACTATGATTCGGTGGTAGGCCAAAAAAAGTTCACTCCAAGAGCAATAGGCGCCTCCTCCACCTCGCCATCTACATGGGTATATTGTACTTTCATATCCATATCTGGTGAAATACTCTTAACATAGTCTCTAAATGCCCTACTATCCATAGCTCTCATATTATTAACAAATCTAGTAATATGACCAACTTCAGAGTTACCGTCTACCGATTTAATCATATATCTTAAACGAGTTGTAATATCAGATGATAAATCTTTATTTAATTTTTTAAGAGCTTCGATTTCTTTATCAATTTCTCTTTCATCACCATGTGTTAATAACTTAAATATAATTTTGTTTTTTCCATAAGGTGTTACATACTCTAATTCGTTTTTATTATCAAAAAGTGACATATCAATTTCTTTAGTTTTAACTTGTGTTAAATCTGATTTTACTTGAACACTTTCTCCTAATTTAGCTGAATAGAAGCTAAAATCATACTCAGGTCCATAACCTAATACTCTTGTTGCTAAAAGGATTGCGTTTTTATCACCAATTATAATATCGTTTGGATTAACTTTATCTACTATAATAGATTCAAATAATTTATCCAATACAATACCTTTTTTGATAAGGTTTGTAGAAGAAAGAATATCTTCTTCCTTTGCTGTCATTAATTTAATTGTAATTCTACCAGATGATAGTGGGTTATCTTTTGGATATACCTTACCCTCCGATGGTAAATCCAACACTTCGGTTGGAAAATCATATTGCTTTTCGTTCATAACTTTACTTATTTTAAGTTTGTATATATAAATACATAATTTTTAAAAAATTGGAAATAAAAAAACCCCCACCATTTCTGATGAGGGTTGTCCTTCGGTAGCTTCCGTAAGGAATATTTTAGAATTCTAAGATTGCGTAATCGTAAGTTAATGTTAATGTGATTGTTACAGGCTCATTTGTTGTACTATACGATAAATCTCCAAAGTTTGCTTGAGAGATAAATGCACCTTTCAATTTCCATTGTTCAATCTTATCACCAACAGGTCCTAATAGATAGAAATCGATATCTTTCTTATACATTTCTGCATATCCATCTCTACCAGTAATAGATTCGTGTGATAAACGAACCCACTCCATTACTGCTTGTGCTGCTGATGGTACGATTGGGTCATACAAAGTAATTTCCAAATCTTGCCACTCACCTTTACCTTTCAATTTTCTATAAACGTTGATGTGGTCTATTTTTACAGTCTCAAATTGAATTGTTGGTCGGTTAGCCGCACTTACCGTAAATGATGGGATTGCCGTATCGGTCAATTCCATTATATAACGGTTTTTCATTTTTGGTTCGAAGTTCGTATAGAACATCTTATCGAAGGATAGAATATCTGCCATTTTATTGCCCTTTTATTTAATTATAAATATCTAATTTGTTTGTTTTTATATTATGCTGAGAAACTTGCTCCAGTTGGTAAGATATTGAAATCAATTACGATGAATTCAGCTGTCTTAGCCGGTTGTAAGAAAATTTGTCCCGCCATAATATTTCTGTCTATTACATCCGGAGTGTTGTTAGTTTCATCCATCACCACTTTGAATGCGTATAAACCTTGTCTTTGTTGAATTGTTTCCAAATACGGATTAACAGTGTTCAAGAATCTTCCTCTTGTCTCTGAAGTATTTTGTTCGAATACTAAGAAACGAGATGTAGAAGCGATAAACTTCTTAACAGTGATAAGTAATCTTCTAACATTGATTCTATCTAAAGCAGATGCTTTATCTTGCAATGTCTTCTGTCCAAATGCTACAATACCTTGTCCAGGGAATGCTGCGATTGGGTTTACTTTGTTCTCATATAGAGTGTCTCTCTCCGCATGTGTTAATCTATTCAATACACTAACTGCTCCTACGATACCACCTCTATTTAAACCAGCAGGTGCGAACCATTCTGCTGCCAATCTATCGTTAGAAGCGTAAACCGCTGGTAACAATGTAGAAGGAGGAACAGTTGTAAGTTTGTTAGTATTTGTATCAATTGTTTTAACCCAAGGATAGTAAGTACCAACATAGTTTGAATCAACAGAGTTAGCTTCTTCAGTTGCTTGAGTTATTGTATCTGCGTAATCGTTGAAATCAGCGATATAGAATGCATCTTGTCTATCTTCTACCATATCAATTACTCTAGTAGTAATAGCTGGGTGTAATCTTCTTACAATACCAGGAGTTGCTACCATATTGATATCATACTCATCAGCGTTTGAAATTGCTGCTATTGCTTTAGTATATGCTACTGAACCAGATGATGTTGATGTAGAACAATTGAATCCTTGTGTATTTCCAGCACCCCATCCGTTTTCACCAGCTTTTAATATTGGTGTTACAGGATTAGTACCATCAAATCCCATTTGGAATCCTAAGATGAATTGTCTCTTAACCATATCAGCTGATACTGAAC